TAAAAATGCAACCCAATGACTACCGGATTGGTTATGATTATCCAAGTTAAAAACCATACCTACTTTTTCATAATTAAAAATTTTGCGATAATCTACATCCGTAACTTTGTAAAAATCAGCAGGTAATGCTCCTAAAAATTTAAATGAAACAAATAAATTTTGATATTGTTGCAATACATTATTTATATCTTTTGTATTTAACCAAGATTCTCTTGTTTTTGTCATTTTAGGTTTAAATGTGAAGAATTTTATTTTATCTCTTAATTTTTTATCCTTTATATTCTTTATAAAATCTAAATCAATCCAACAATATTCATAAGGACATATATAATTTAATCTGTTGTATATAGAATACCATAATTCCCTTTTTGTTTTATTATTTATATCAATAGATTTTAATATGTTACATTTGTTTGAACCTAATGTATCTTTTTTTACATCTGACAATTTTGGACATTTTTTATTCGTTTCAATATAATTATTGAACTCATTTGCTATTATTTTTAATTCATCATGTTTAAAACACGTATAATGATCTAAAACATCTACATTTGGCGAACACGTTCCGTACGACATATCTATTATATATATACAAATAAAATTTAATTAATCATAAAATTAATCATAAACTTAATCGTAAACTTATAACAAATAAAAAAGTGATTTAAAAATACTGAACATTGTATTATATAAAATGTCACATTCTGGTGAATCTGATTATTACAATTTATTTATGTCTCAATTTATTCAAACTTTGGCTCAATTAAGTGCTGCTCTTGTTACATCTACATTAGCTGTACCAGCTTATAGCTATTATACAAGAAGATTTAATGTTGTGAGTCGTGAAAACACTATGGAAAAAACTATTGATAATACTATTGGTGATTTAACAGATGACATTACTGATCTAGATGACTCCGATGATGATAGTAGTAGTAAGTAATTTATATATTCTCATTGACAACCACGATTAATTGCTACGAAGCATATACTGAACTGGATCGATGTTTATTTAAAAATAATTCATTATTATTTAAAAATAATAATAATGAAACAAAAAATTGCATGTGTTTATTTAATTGAAAATTTGACGAATGGTAAGAAATATATTGGTCAAACAGTTAATTTTGAAAGTAGAAAGAGATGTCATAAATGTAATCACATTAAAAAGAATTATTACATATATTTAGCTATGAGAAAATACGGATATGAAAATTTTGAATATACAATTTTAATGAAAGATCAGACTATAAATTATGATAAATTAGATTTTTGGGAATGTTATTTTATAGAATTATTTGGTACATTGAATAGGAACAAGGGTTATAATAATGATAGTGGTGGAAATTTAAATAGAGTTTGTAGCGAAGAAAAAAAAAAGAAAATTAGTGAAGCAACGAAAGGTAAAAAAGTATCAGATGAAACTAGATTAAAAATGAGTGTATCACAAAGAAGGAAGATTGGTCCATTAAGTAATTCATATGGGTTGATTCGTTCAAATGAAACTAAAGAAAAATGTGGAATGGGTTCTGGTCAATTGTTTAGAGAAATTTTAAAAGGTGGTAAATTATCTTATGCTACAAATTTTGGAAGTAAAAGTACTACTGTACTTATTGAAAAGTACCCTATATTTTCAAAACCTCTTATAATTATGAAAAGATTATGTATAGAAAATGATATTAATTATGAACCTGTATTGATCAAAGAAATGTTAAATTTCGTTCAAAATTTTGATTTAAAAACAATTATCATTATATATTAATAATGGAATTATCAGAAGAAAATAAAAAAGTAGCACTCGTAACGGGGATTACAGGACAAGACGGATCTTTTCTTGCAGAATTATTATTAGAAAAAGGATATATTGTACACGGTATTATTAGACGTTCTGCAACATTTAATACTCAAAACATTGATCATATTTTTGATAAACTTCATTTACATCACGGTGATATTACAGATAGTATGAATATTCATAATATTATATCAAAAGTTAGACCGTGTGAAATTTATAATCTCTGCGCAATGTCACATGTTGCTGTATCTGCGAATATTGAGAATTATACCTTTCAGGCAAATACACTAGGAGTTCTTAATATACTACAAAGTGTTAAAAATTTAGGGATGGAAAAAACATGTAAAATATATTCAGCTTCAACTAGTGAAATTTTTGGCAATATTACAGATGGTAGTTTTAAATTAAATGAAGATTCACCACAAAATCCATGTTCAGTGTATGCGATATCAAAATATGCTGCCCAACAATTATGTAATATGTATCGTGATGCTTATGGAATGTTTGTTGTGAATAGTTTACTTTTCAATCACGAAAGTCCACGTAGAGGTGGAACTTTTGTTACAAAAAAAATTACTAATTATGTTGGAAAATATTATAAAAATAATTCAATTAAACCTTTAGAATTAGGTAATTTAAATGCTAAACGTGATTGGTCTCATGCAAAAGATATGTGTTATGGAATATTCTTAATGCTTCAGCAAGAAACACCAAAAAATTATGTTTTATCTAATGATACAACTCATTCTGTTCGTGAATTTGTTGAATTGGCATTTAAAGAAATTGGTATTGAAATTGTATGGCAAGGATCTGGTGTAAATGAGGTAGGTATTAGAAAAGGAACAGAAAATGATTTAGAACCACATATAATTGTAAAAGTTAATCCCAAATATTATCGTGATATTGATATAGAATGTTTAATCGGAGATTCTTCAAGAGCAAGAAATGAGTTGAAATGGTTGCCAAAATATAGTTTTGAAGATTTAGTAAAAGAAATGGTTGTAGCAGCTATTAATTGAATTGAAAATTAAGAAGATGTGTATAAAAGATTTATATTTTTTAATATTATTAAATATAAGACTTGATTGAATATAAGATGAATATTACGGCTTGTAATGTGTGTCAAAAAAAGTTATACGGATATGTATATAAGGATTTTATGTATTGTGATTATTGTTTTCATATTAATAAGACAGATAATATATTAACTGAGGTAAAAAATAATAATCGATTAGATAATTTTAAAGAATATATATTGAATACGATTGATTATTTAGATTTAAATAAATATGGAAAATTAAATGTGTTAGTCATAAATGACATAGATTCAATATTTATTGATAAAGTTTATAAAAAATTATCAAACAAGATTGGTAAATACAATGTTCATACTGTTTCTGTAACACCGCATTATAATTCTAGTTATTTTTCAAGTCATAAACATTACAAATATTCTTTGACTGATTATATAACTGACATAGTAAAAAATGAATACGGTTCATTTGATATTATTTTATTAAATGATAGTTTGATTTACACAAGTAATCCTAAGGATTTATTAGAATATTGTAAAAGATTGAGTAATATGAATACTATCATATTATGTGCAAATATTCACACATCTATTTTTCACTCAATTGATATTTTAAATCTAACACGATATGTGAATAATGTATTTAATACAAATTCTTTAAAATTACTTTGTAATAATGTGGAATTAGATTTAATTAGTTGTAGTACATTAGATAATAGTAGTTTTGTGTCTATATTGAGTTTACACTTTGATAAAAATAACACAGTAGTTGAAGATATATTAGATATTTTATATAATGAAATAACATACAACATTTATAACAAAAGTGAATATAGAAAGATTTCGAATTATTGGAATGATTTCATAATACACGTTACCGATTTATTAAATAAATACTCTGCAATCGGATATAATAACCCCATTTTTATAAACTATTCTAAAAAAGATGATTTGTATTTTAAATTTGAAAATGTTAACTGTATCACAAAAACAGATTTACATACCTTTGATAAAATGGATCCAGATAATACTCTCATCATTATTACAGATTTTGAAAACAGTGATACTATAAAGCAAACTATAAAACAACAAAAAAATAATAAGAAATGGTTGATATTTGATTTACATAAAATGATTGCGTATAATATATAAAATAAATAAATTAACTAAATTATGCTAAATAAGAAGAAATGACAGCTAATAATGCAAAAACAACTGCAAATATATTTTTTACATTCATTGGTTCGTCATATAAAAAGTAACCTAACGTTGTTGCAAGTACAATACTTATACTAGACCATATTACATTAACTTTACTTAAAGAGAATTTATGATAAGCATAATGTAATATAATACCTACCATTATATATGCGAGTAAACCAAGTAGGTAATTTAATGACATAGAATGATGACTTCTTTTTAAAGTATTTTGTGCTAATGATTCTACTAGTGCTATTAAAATAACTATAATTAGTAGCTCATCTACTATAGAGTTTTCCATC